GGAATAGCCACTAAATTTCAAACTTTTTCGGAAGTTTTAGAGGATGCACTCGACAGCGAAGCCTGTTCTGAAGCTCTAGCTCCAAATGTTCTCGTGCAACTGCAGAAGGCCGTACCGGCCCTTCAGGAAGTTTTCAATTCAGGTGAGTTCCTCGAAGCGATACAAAACATCGGAGATACCTTTACCAATCTGTCGGCCAGCGTCTTTGCTGCTAGTGGAAGTGGGCAAACGCCACGCGTAACATATGCTTTCCCTGCCAACTATACATCCAATTTTTCCAACTTTCTCCCGGCAACGGGCCCCACCTGGGAGAACGGCCAAGTGGATTCTGGAGATCTCGACGACGATGGCAACATAATTTATGTCCCCGCTGTTGGCCAAACTCGCGTCAGCGCCGGCGGCTTTAGTGCCCATACTGCAGACAGTACTGCACCAAATCTGACTGTTTTCGACACATCGGGTGACCAGAATGTAAACATCGCATTGGATAGTGCCTACTATGACAGTTATGAAGACCTCGATTTACGATTTACTTTTAACACCCTTGGTCAAACTGATTCGTTGAGTCTCACCTATCCTCGCTTTGACTCGGCAGCACCGAGCACCATGTCGGGAACGGAGGTTAGTTTTGCCTATGTTACACTGAGTTCCTCTCAGGCCACTGCGTACTTACCTGACCGTGCACAATTTCGGATTACTTCTTCCATTTTAGATATTATGGAATCACATTTTGTCCCCCGTAACGACGACGTTTCCAATTTTGTTGGAGTGGTACCGCAGGATCAAGTGAGGCTACAGACTAACCCTTATGTTAATCGCTTCACTAGTCCCGTGATGTCAAATCTCAACCCACTTTTGACTTATATGAACGGCGGTCAATCGCTAGTCGTCCGGGAGGAAGTCGAAACTCAACTCTTTCCCAGTTTGTTCGCTGGTCTGACTCAAGCAATGTTCAGCTATATCAGAAAAAATGGAATCTTTGATGCCCCTACGGTCCGTGGCCTCCAGTTGTTCAAAGATAACACCAACTGTCCCCCTGATCTAGCGGCAGATCTTTTAGACGCAAATGGAATTTTAGACCAAGTGAAGGCCGAATTCTTAGAGTCAGCCTGTTTTGATGAAATGCCTTTGGATATCAAAATTCGTTACGCAACAATGTTATCCTTATTTTATAGTCTGATTCAGGTCGAGCTGGCTGAATTGATTATCAAGAACATTTTTGTTTTTAGCGCCTTCAATGTCGACGAATTGATGGAAAAGCCAGTTATAGCTCAATTCATCGCGACGCAAGTACGCAACGATGTGATCACCAAACTCCAACGTCGCCCGCGGGTACGTCAAGCCATTATAGAATATTATAATTTCAAGATGGCTCGTCCTTCGACAGCCTCACAAGGCGGACTCTTAGATCATAATGACCAAGTTGTCTTTCCGATTGGGACTACTTTTAGCACAACCAATTGGGATGCCCTGGTAGAGTACCTAGTAAGTCAGCGCGTTCATTGGTCGAAGACGGCCGTAGCGAATGTACTGCGCATGGCCCGGGCTGACTCCAGCTTTAGAAAGAGTTTCGATGAGGTATTTATTGAAGATGTTTTAGGGTTTGGAAGGAGACTAAGCTCAAACCCGGCAGACCCCTCCTCCGATTTTGCAGCAGAATTGGCCGGTCGAACTAAAGGTTCACCCCTCCCTTATGGGACGATGCTCATTGAAAGGGTGGTGTCGTGGACCGGTCTAACTGGAGGCGCCGCACCTGATGCTCTGGAAGCAACCCGCGAAACCGGGGGAGAATTAGAATTATCTGAGTTCCGAAATAGCTTTTTCTTCGGAGGCGCGTCGCCCTTTATTGAGGGGTCGGACCCTCTACCATCGAGCCAAACCAGTTGGGAATTCGAGTTTACGGGATTGGTGGTGAAATATCGACTAGTTTATTACCTCCCAACCCAGGGCGTTTCCACGGCCGAGAGTTATGAGCTTGGCACCCTGGACATGGAAAACTATACCACCAAGCTTACCGGGAGGGTGTGGCGAACTGATGCGGACTATGCGCCCTCCTCCTCCCCCGGTGCAGGATTTCCTGCTTACATCCGGGACATTTTAACCGACTCGACGGCAACAACATTCCAATATCCTGATGGTTCCCCGGCCGATGCTGATGTACAATACGCCGTCACTCCCGATAACCAAGAGTTTATCAGGGTGAAAATAGCGGACTTTGATGACCTACTCACCGCACCCGGCCTGCAGGGCGCTTTTGGTCAGGAAAACTGGGAGACTCTCCGGGACGAGCTATTTCATCCCAAGTATATTGAAGATGCCATTCAAACTACCGCCTCGCGTCTCAGCCGTAAAGAAGAGGTTGCACGAATTGCGCGGGACCCAATGTATAAGAAGATCTTTAGCGAAACCTTTAATCAAGAGTTCATTACAATGGTTCCCGTGTATCAAAACTTCTATCTCACCAGTCGATACTTTGGAAAGATTGAGACAGTCTTTGATTCGACCAAAAACTTTATCATTCAGGCCTTTATCGACGTCGTGACCGGAAAAGATCCGAGACCCCCCGTTGGTAACGAACGACCGAATGCTGCAGCAGCTGTGCGTAATAGTGCAGGTCCCGATTTTGCCGCCCAGTTCGAAGGCCTCGGGCGAGACTTCATTCTTAAGATGCTCATTGAAACACCTATTATGATTTTGAAGGGTCTGGCGGAAATGATCGATCCGCACGTGGCGATATGGAAAGTAGTCCGCAACGTAACAGGAATGGCTTTCGACGAACTTGCCAAAGCGATGGATGCTAGCGGAGCCCTCCAGGCAGTAGATGACGCAATCGCAGAAGCAGGCTTCACCCCATTCGGGATGAGAGGCGATGATCTTATCGCCCTTATGTTGTGTCTTTTAGACTACGGCATGACTGCAGCCATCATGAACGACCCGGGAACTCAAAACGTTCCCGAAGAAGTCATAAATAATATTTTACCCCGGATGTCTACCGAGGGTATTGACTTTACGGGAACCTTTAGTGGCATGCTTATGCTTCCCCCATTGCCGTTTGGTATTCTGTATATCTTACTTGATCTCTTGAAAAAACATCTTGCCGAGGAACTAACCAGCGACGATTCCGCACTTTCTGGGGAAGAAAGTTTGGCAGAGTGTTAATTATAAAGGAATAAGAGGAGACAAAAATGCCGTCAGGATTATCTGCTATGTTACCTCTCACAATAAGTGAGACGTTTGGAGCGTACAATTTGAATACTAATTTTGCCCAGTTGGCCACGCAGAATCTGAAGATGCTGTTGCTTACCAACCCGGGCGAACGAATAATGAACCCTCAGTTTGGGGTGGGAATCCGTAGATTCTTTTTTGAAGCCAATGATCCGGCGACATATAACCAAATATCAGAGCGGATTCTATCACAGGTTGGCACCTATATGAAATTTCTCAGAGTAGACGACATCGTGTTTAACTACGTCGAAAATAATCCCGATCTTTATCCCCACACCGTTTCCATTACTATAGAGTATACAATTATCCCTCTTCAAATTTCAACTAGTGTATTGATTCCGGTGAACAACAACTAATTATTACAGGACCTTAGAGTATGGCAAAAAGACTACAACCAATTGATTATACGAGTCGCGACTTCGACTCTATCCGCCGCGATCTGGAAAACTTCGCCAAGCGCTATTACGCAGATACCTACAAAGACTTCAATGAAGCATCTTTTGGCTCTCTGATGCTCGATACCGTTTCCTATGTGGGAGACATCCTCTCTTTCTACCTCGATTATCAGGCTAACGAAAGCTTCTTAGAGACCGCAGTCGAATACAATAACGTCATCAAGCTCGCCCGTCAGTTGGGCTATAAGATCGATCGCAATCCATCGTCCTATGGAATCCTTACTTTCTATATTAAGGTACCGGCCGCCACTACTGGCCCGGGCCCCAATCTGGATCTTGCCCCCACGTTGCGTGCAGGGTCTACTTTCTCGTCTACAGGGGGAGGCATGTATTCTCTCCTGCAGGATGTGGTGTTCGCCACTAGTACGAATCAGGTGGTGGTGGGTACCGTCAATAGTACCACAGGTCTACCGACTAGCTATGTTATTCGGGCCCAGGGTCGAGCAGTTTCCGGCCGTATGGCATTTCAGAGTGTCGAACTCGAAGAGTTTGAGCGTTTCCGCAAGGTTCAGTTAGATAATGATAATGTAGCCGAAGTCCTTAGTGTCCTCGATTCCGAAGGTCACCAATATTTCGAGGTGGACAATTTGTCGCAAAACATCATTTTTAAAGCAATTCGTAACACTACTTCGACCCAAGGAACTGTGCCTAATATTTTACGCGCCGTCCCGGTGCCTAGACGTTTTGTGGTGGAATCTGACGGCAGCCGCACGTTCCTCCAGTTCGGATATGGATCTGATTCAGAACTCTCCAGCGAGAGCATAGTGAATCCAAGCAATCTCATGCTGGAGCTAAACGGCCGCAATTACATTACTGATGCCGGATTTGATCCTACTAAACTGATTTCTAGTGATAAGTTCGGAATCGCGCCGGCGGATACTACATTGCGTATTGGCTATCGGATCAATAGTACTCAAGACGTTAACGCAGGAGCGAACACTATTGTGACTGTGGCTAATCCTATTGTGAAATTCGCAGCGCAAGGATCCTTGTCGACGTCGGCCCGGGCAACAGTTCTCAACTCTATTGAGGTGACCAACGAAGCGCCCTTCGTCGGAAGCGTTAGTCTACCTAGCGCAGACGACATCAAGCAAAGAGTTTTTGGATACTTCGCCACGCAGCACCGTGCCGTCACCCCACAGGACTACAAAGCCATGTGCTATGCGCTTCCGGCTAAATTTGGTGCCGTACGTGCGGTGAATGTCGTGCGCGACTTTGACGCGTTCAAAAGGAACTTGAATCTCTATGTTATCTCCGAGGACACCTCAGAAAAACTCGTTACGGCCAATCAGACTCTTAAAGATAATCTCAAAAACTGGATCGTCAATTACAAGATGATCAATGATACAATTGATATTCTGGATGCGAAGATTATCAATTTTGGAATCAAGTATTCGATCACTATTGATTTGAATAGTAGTCGGTTTACGGTTCTCAATGAAGCCAATAAGAATATTCGCCAGTACTTCTTCCGTAATCGATTTGAAATTGGCGAACCAATCATGCTCAACGATATCTATCGACAATTGAACAAGGTAGAAGGTATTGTGGATGTGGTAAATGTAGAAATCGTATCCAAAAATGGAGGTGTGTACTCTCAAAGCGATTTTGATCCTGAAAGAGCCATGTCTCGGGATGCTCGACAAATACTTGCAGAGGAAAATACAATCTTTGAGCTGAAATTTCCTAATGTTGATATTATGGGGAGTATAAGGTAAATGGCCATCTTTCGATTCACGGCGAGTGCTGACACTACTATTACCAATGCATTCAAAGCAGACCTTACGTTACGCGGCACAGGCTCTAATATGGGTTATGCCGACTCGGTGGAGATCTTTTCCATCGCCGGCCAATTATCTTCGTCAGCTGCCGGCGCATCACAGGAACTTTCTCGTGCTCTGATTAAGTTTCCTATTGCTGATATCTCGGCCGCCCGCACAGCCGGCACCCTTCCGGCTTCCGGGAATGTCTCCTTCTTTTTGCGTATGTATAATGCTCAAACCCCATGGACTCTTCCGCAGAACTTTACTCTGAATATCCTTCCGGTCACACGGGACTGGCAAGAGGGCACTGGCTTAGACATGGACAATTATAATGATCTAGGTGAAGCAAACTGGATGTCGGCTAGCACGAGCGCTGGATGGACTAGCGTCGGCGGAGACTATAACGTCGCTACCCCGGGAAACATGTACACGGTCACGTTTCCTTTAGGCTGGGAAGATATCGAGCTTGATATCAGCGGCTTAGTAGAACAATGGATCACCGGATCGAGCAGCGGCGGAATTGAGAACTATGGCGTCGGGGTGCACCTAACTTCCAGCCAGGAAGCGTATTTTTCAGGCTCAGGGGACGCCGATTCCGGCAGTCTCATCAACAACCGTACTGGATCCACTCAGTCTTATTATACCAAGAAGTTTTTCGCTCGCTCAACTGAGTTCTTTTTCAAACGACCCCTCATCGAAGCCCGGTGGGATTCCACTGTAAAGGATGAGCGAGGCCAGTTCTATTTTTCCAGCTCCTTCGCCCCTGCGGCGGATAACCTTAATACCCTCTATCTTTATAATTATGTGCGAGGGCGTCTGGTTAATCTCCCGGGAATCGGTACAACTGGAAATGCTGCTAACCTAACTTGTTCCTTTTATTCCAGCTCTGCCACCGGCACACCCACCGGCTCTGCCATCCGCCTTCCACTGGGAGGGGGTGTTACTACCGCATTGAGCACGAATGCCACTGGCACTTATGTGAGTACGGGAATCTATTCGTGCACTGTTGCATTGACCGCCGGCGCAAGTCCGTTGGAAGGAATTAATGATGTTTGGCGTAGATCTGATAACGTAGAGTTTTTCACAGGCTCTCTATATCCCAGTACGATGCCTAAATATGGGAGCGCTCCTACTTTCAATTATAATACCAATATACGTAATTTGCGCAAGAGTTATAGTGTCAAAGAAACAGCGCGGTTCCGTACTTTTGTGAGGGACAAGTACTGGAACCCGACGATCTATGTGAAGGCGACTGCCAACAATCCCACAGAAATTATCAATAGTGCATCTTATTCCATCTACCGCGTGGTCGATGATATGACGGTAATTGCTTTCGGAACCGGAAGTGATGATAAAAATTGTACCTATCTTTCATATGATGTGAGCGGCAATTATTTTGATCTGGATATCTCTCTCTTAGAACGAGGTTATATGTATGGGATTAAATTTGCCTATTATAATGATAGTATAGGAAGTTGGATGGAGCAACCCGAAACGTTCAAATTTCGAGTTGAAGAATAATTAATACATGTCCCTCAAAAACTATTTCGCTATAGCCGAACGAGTAAACTCTGTTTCCGGGCTCACTGGTCAACAGATCGGTGGCGAAGTGGAATCCGTGGGGTACCACGAACAGGACATTAAATTTGAACAGAGAATGATCCCGCGGGTTGATTTCTCCAAACCAGAAAACTTTGCTCGATACGGATTAGCCTCAGAGTATTATGATGGGGCCCTCAAACGAATTTATGGATCCTTTCCGTATGATGGCTCTCGCCAGGAAAGATTAGAGTGGGAAAATGAATCCTTAGATATCGATTTGTATATCTATGAGAATCTCTATCCACGTACCAATGGTTATATCATCTTCTCGGCCGAGGGGTGGGGAACAGGGAACATGGCCGATGGCTATGGATCATCCTCTACCAATGAATATATTCACTTCTATGGTGGGCCGCATGCTAATGATACTGGCTTTACCCCATATGCTACGAAGTTCACAGGCTCCAACTATTACGAACCAGCCAAAAACCGCGAGAGCAACCTCAAATACGACATTGCGGATAATGGAGTTAGTGTAGAATTCTGGCTCAAGAAGAAATCCTTCCTTACTAGTCTTACTCGTAAAGAGGTAATTTTTGATTTCTGGAACGGACAACCCAGTTCATCTGCTGACTATGGTCGGTTACGTATTCAGCTTACTGGAGCTACGTCGGGCCTGAGCCCCTTCCGGGTCACTCTGCTCTCAGGATCCACCGGTATTTATGACACGAGCGTCGGCGCAGCCACTTTTACGAGTGCGTCGGTGGCGGATGACAAATGGCACCACTATGGTTTTACATTCAAATCAGCCTCAGCTGGACTTCAGACCCGTTTCTACGTCGACGGCGAACTCAACAATGAAGTGATCACCGGCTCGGGCTTCCAAGAAGTCACAGGAGCCTTACAAGCTTATATTGGCGCCCTGATCGCTGCCCCGTCGGCTAGTACGGCTCTGGCCGGCTACGGCAAGATGTCCGCATCCCTCGATGAGTTCCGCTATTGGAAAACGCAACGCAGTTCCAAGGGCATCGGACGCTATTGGTTCACTCAGGTGGGCGGCGGTACCAATACCGACCCCGAACCCTTTGTGGATTCGATTGGAGATGTGAACACACTTCTTGGCGTTTACTTCAAATTCAACGAAGGGATCACCGGAGTCACTAGCACTGATCGAACAGTTTTAGATTATTCCGGTCGTATCACCAATGGTAGTTGGACCGGCTATACACCTTCTTCGCGAAACACGGGCTCGGCCATTGTTATATCCGCAGCTGCAATCAAGGAATATAAAGACCCGATCATCTATAACTTTCATCCTGCAGTTGTGGCCCTGTCATCTTCTCTGGAAATTTCTGGCTCTGATTATGATGCCGGCAACGCAGCGAACATTTACAATTCCATCCCGCAGTGGATTCGAGAAGAAGATGAAGAAGGTCAAAACAATGCACGTTATCTTACTCAGATCATGGCGAGCTACTTTGATGACTTCCAACTAAAAGCTCGTGCTCTCACCGATATCAAATCAGTGGAGTATCCTAGCGGTAGTCAAAAGCCTCTTCCGTTTGCCGAGCGCCTTCTCAACTCTCATGGTTTTGTTGCGCCCGATATATTCCTCGACGCCGATATCTTAGAAAAGCTCGCTGATCGAAGTGAGTTTAGGGTTTATGAAAAGACCCTGAATGACATTAAGAACACGATCTATCAGAACATCTACAACAACCTCTCTTATATCTATAAAACTAAGGGGACGGAAAAGTCTTTCCGCAATCTTATTCGTTGCTTTGGCATCGACGACGAACTGGTTAAGATTAATCTCTACGCTAACGACGTTGAAGCAGAGATGCGAAGCAATCGAAAGAACGTCGCAGTTCCGGACAAATTCGTTAACTTCAACACCGAGACCAATCTCCAAGGAACAGTGGTTCAGTTCCAGAATCCGAGCAACACCACCAATACTGCAGGGTACATTTCGGGGTCCGGGAATCTTCGTAACGGTTATGCATTCACCCTTGAAGCCGAAGTATTGTTTCCGCAGAAAATTTCAGCTCAGTCCCCGGGCTATCAGAATACTAACATAATCAGTGCAAGTCTCTTCGGCGTGCATGGGAACGCTGGTGTCGACGAAGCTAGCCCGCGCTGGCCTAGCTACGCAGGTAACGAAGACGTCGTTAACTTCCAGGTATATGCTGTCCGTGATGAGGTGGAGTCTGACAATGTGCGTTTCATGCTCACGGGTACGTCGGGACTCACAACAGTGGTCCCACGACTGTCTTCTCAGCTCTTCGAAGATGTCTATACGGATATGAACTGGAACTTAGCTGTTCGTGTACGCCCCGAGAGCTATCCTTATACTAATGTTGCCGGCGTTACTCCTACGAATTATATGGTTGAACTGCATGGTATCAATGTTGATGCCGGCGTTGTCCTCAACGAATTTACTGTTACAGGTTCCCTGCTTTCCCCG